TTATTATAAGCCTCTTTCCGTGCCGCTTTTTTTTCTTTTTTAGCTTTTATTTTTTCTGCTTTTTTCTTTTCCTTCGCTTCTTTTTTTTCAGCTTTTTCCCACATTTTTTCTTGAGCTGGTGTAGGGCCACCTGCAGTACCTGTACCTTCATAAGCACCACCCTCAAAATCACTTCTAGACAGACCACTACCTGCTGATGATGTGCCTTTAAGACTAGATTCAGTATAACTATCGAATTCAGGATACGCAGGTATCCCTTCTTTAGTCATAGTCTCTTGACCACCTAAAGCTTTTAGCTTTTTAACTTCGTTTGGTGTGATGTATGCTAATAAATGGGGTTGGCCTTTAACTGTTTTAGTACTAGTTATACCACCATTCTTTTTTTGAATTCTACTTCCATAGGTATCGGACCAGTCTCTTGCGATCTCCGGTTCGTTAGCCCATAGATATCTTCTTTGTGCTTCTGATTTGAATGGCACGGTTACTCTCCTCCAGAGTCGATCATGTCCAGCGCTATATTGTAGATTTTAAATTGTTCGTCCTGGGGAAGATCATAAAAATCTAAATCTTGCCCTGGATATTTGTCATCTACAAGTTGCTGCGCCAACATTTGTGCCTTCCATCCTCTTGCTCCACCACCTGCCATCTCCATGGTGTCTGTTTCTTTAATTGTTTCAATCCCACTTGGGACTTTAATTCGTTCATCCATTGTAACGGACTCATCCATAAAACGACCAAATCTTGCTGGTACTCTTTCACTCATATTGACTTGTTCTTCCATCATGCCTCTAGGCATTTGTGAAGCGATACCTTGTTGATCACCTTGTTGGTCCACTTGTATTTGTTGTAAAATCTTTTTCCAGATTCCGCTTTGATAAAATTTCTCAAAGTTTCCAAACTGTACTTTTTGTTGGGGTTCCATTTGTTCCCATATTTGAGCTGCTATTTGCATGGATCTTTGGTCTTCTTGACCTTGACCCATTCTTACATCACCTCTATTATACTTGATACTAGGTGCGCCGGCTTCAATGGTTTCTGACATTTTTTCTTCAAACATATTAAATCTCCTGAGTTGATTAGTTTACTTTGTTTTTGCGAATAAATCAAGAGCAGGCATAATAACCTTAACATCCCGTCTCACATCTTCTTCTGGAATATTAGCAGCCTTTAAAGCTTCTTCGTCTTTATAGACTTCTCCTGTTTTTTTATTAGATATTGTTGTTATTATTTCCTTGGGTTCTAATACTTTCATTATGTTGTTACCTCTTTTTTAATGTTTAGGTAGCTTACCCCAAAAGTAAAGGCATCGGCACTACCTGCTTTAATTGTAAGGGTTTTTCCACCCTCTACTATTAACGGTTGGGTTAATAATTCTTTGCTAGTATCGGCTGTTAATGCGGCTGATTGTATAACAACAATACCATCGTTTGTTACTGTAGGCGTAGGGTTGCTCGCAGATTTAACTATAATAGATTTAATTACATAGGTTTCACTTACCAAAGGATTACCAGATCCAAAAGGATTCTTTTCTGTGTTGTCCGTGTTGGCGTCTAGCCCTGCAAATTTATATTGGTTTACTACTGCCATTATTCTAAAAAGAAAGCTCTAGCTTCTATCTCCTGTTTTAATTCTTCTTGAAAAGTACTATTTAATTTCTCTAACACAGCATCTAAATCTCTTACTAAAGATTGTGCTACATCTTCTCTATATTCTTTACTAGCTCTTGTTAATGCTTGTACTATTTTTGCCATTATCTTCTTCCTCCTGCATGTATATCTAATCTAAAGGTTCCTAATTTCCAATTCGCATCAATTGCTGTATTAGATATAGTTAATGCTACAGCTCTAGCTCTAGCTCTAGTATCAATTTTTTGCGTACTTGATGTAATTGTAAAAGGACCTAATGAGGAACTAGCTGCGGAATCATTAGGATAATTTCTTAAATCTAATTGAACAATTGTATTTCCAGCTTGAGCAATAAAATCAGGAAGTACCCTGCTTACTCTCATCATAAATTCTCCATCCCCTCTTAAATCAGCTAGTGAAGTAGCTGCACCTCTAATTACTTTCTGTGTAATATCATAATCACCTGAAGTAATGTTAGCTGCGATGGCGCTTACAGTTCCTATCTTAACTTGATTAACTCCTGTTTCGTGTTGATAATAATATGAAACTCCATCTGTGTTTCCGTACACATCATAAGATGAATCAACGCCTGCATCATAAGCAGTCGCATGAGGTAAACCAAATACAGCTGAGTCTACCCACGTAGTTCGTGGGAATACAGAGCTTGCGTTAGTATACCAAATTGGTCTTTCAGAGGTAGAGTCTAAGTAACTATATATAACACATCTGTTTACTACGTTTGAATCTGCTTTTGGATAAAACCACATAACTTCTCCAAACAAGTTATTAATTCCACAATATACTAATTGACCAGATGTTGTATTTAAATCATCATAAACATAATCCTCAACTAAACAGTCCATTGATTCTAAGTTACCAGTATATCTAAAGAAACCATTATCAGACATCCAGTATGCAGCACCATCAACCTCAACGGCTGCATTCTTACCAATCAATCCACAGTTAGTACCTACTTGTTCATAGGCGAAAGTAAAAGGAGTTCCCACAAATCTCATAGTAAATAGAGATGTGTTGGTCCAAACATAAAGAGCATTTCTACCAAGCTTAGCTCCCATGATCCGTGATCCAGCGGCCAGTCTTTGTGTACCAGCACTATTGGTTGCTGTTGGTGCCCAGGTAGTAATATCTTCTTGGTCCGAGAACCTTATAAACATATCGTCTTGTGTATCCGTATCTCCAATTGTTGTTTCTGTTCCAAATAAAACTAAGTGACGATCCGGAGTAGAGACTAACATATCACGTGACGCTGTTGGTGCACCACTAACAATTGTTGCTCTTGTTTCTACTGCTCTGAGTGGATCTGCATCCCATTCAAAAACTGCTCCATTACAAATTAATGCAAGAGCTGTACTTCCTAAATTATCTAAAGACCAAAGTCCTGGTTCTGCTACTTTATCTGTTGTAGCTGCTGCTTGGCCCCATGCAGCATAATTACTATAGTCTGTAACAGTGGCGCCATTACTGTGAGAAGCGTTTGTTGTTCCTCTAACATTTCTAACAATTCCTGTGAAGCTTGTGGCAGTGAGACCTGTGTAAGATATTTCTTCATTATCAACTTTTATATAATTTGTTCCACTAGCTGGAAATCCTGTAGTACTAGCTACAGTAATCGTGGTTCCAGAACTTCCGGTTCCATATGCATCAGCACCTAGTGCTCCATTTAAAGTAGTAGTTTGTGGATTAGTTACGCTACCACCAAACTGAGAAATACCCCATCCATAAACCCCAACCTGATCCGCAGGTCCTACGTGGTAATATTGATAATAAGTTATCCCTCCAGAAGTAGTTGCGCCTGCTCCAGTTTCATTACTATCCATTGTAATAGTAAGAGTAGCGGCTGTTGGTACACTAGTGACCATAAATTTTTTATCACAAAAATCTGAAGCACCAAAATCAGAACCTGTAATAGCAGTAAATGTAGTTGTATCCCCAAATAAAATAATGTCTCCAGCTAAAATATTGTGTGTAGATGAAAATGTAATTGTTACTTCCGGATCTCCATTTGTTGTGCTGAATGCGTTCGTAAGAGCTGTACCTGATGGATTAACTAAAGGGTGAATGTCATAAAAAACTCCTCCAGAATAAACATATAGAATTCTATTAGTTCCTAGCAGAGAGTATTTAATACCACCATTATTAACCATCTGATGAATAGCCCGAGTAGGTCCTGTTAATTTCTTATCTCCCAAAGAAGACCAACCACCTATTTTTTCAGGAGTACCATATCTAAAACGGACATTTTCCCCACCAGTCCATTGCGACTCAGCACCCGTAGCGGTTACTTGTTTATTAAATCCAGGTAAAAAGGCTATTTTTTGCAGCATATGATTCACTATATATTAGTTATTAATATAAAGAAAGTGAGAAATCTAGCTTACATGAAATCGCTATTAAAAGCTATGATAGTTTTTCGTGAATTACTCTTAATTTTTTCTGATGTATGAGACATGAAAGCAGGGAAAGTAAGTAAATCTCCTTCTTCCGCTTTTATCTTATATGTTTGTTTACTATTTAATAAAGGCCTTATTGTAGTTGTCATACTATTATCTGGAAGTTCTAAATAAAAAGTATTACCGAAATTTGTTTTTGCATGCCTATGCCATTCATGACAATCATTCTCATAGTATTGTTGAAACCATGTATTCTTGATTTCCCAGGATTTCTCTTTTAACAGCTCCTGTATTTCCCTCATGTAAGGAGTTATAATTTTATAGAAAAGATCTAAGTATTCTCTTTTATAATCTGAAGGAATATTCCAATCAGTCTTGGAAATATTCTCATAAGAAGATGGAGGCATTTTATCTATTAAAGAT